TGCATATGAGAGGGCAGTTATCTAGAGATGAGCAGAACTTCTTAGCTAACTTTGTGGATCTTCCTCCTGCTCCAACAACTCCTAACAGATCACAGAGGAGGATGAATCAGCAGATGATAAATAAAATAATCAGAGAGGAGAGAAAACGCAACATAAAAGAATAGGGTTTTATAATTATGGAAAGAGTAGATATCAGACAGGTTAGATCAAATCCTGATAATCCTAGATTCATCAAAGGAGATAAGTTTGAGAAGTTAGTGAAGAGCATCAGGGAGTTCCCTCAGATGTTAGAACTTAGACCTATTGTAGTGAATAAGGATATGATTGTTCTGGGAGGCAATATGAGATTGAAGGCTTGTGAGGAAGCAGGAATTGACCAAGTACCTATCATCTTTGCAGATAATCTCACAGAGGAACAACAGAAGGAATTCATCATTAAGGATAACTCCTCATTTGGGGAATGGGATTGGGATCTATTGGCTAATGAATGGGAAACTCAGGATCTTATTGAATGGGGATTAGATATCCCTGATGATTGGGCAGTAGATGAAGTATTAGAAGCAGAGGAGGATAACTTTGAAGCAGCAGATGATATACAAACAGACATAGTCTTAGGAGACCTTATAGAGATAGGAGAACATAGATTACTCTGTGGAGATTCAACGGATAGTGATCAGGTAGCTAAGTTGATGAATGGAGAGAAGGCGGATATGGTATTTACTGATCCTCCATATAATTTAAGCTTTAGTGGTAGTATGAGCAATACAACTAGAGATGGTTTAATGATAAAGCACAAAGGAGCTAATCAATTACACGATGCTATTCATAACGATAAAATGAGCCCTGATGAGTTTTATACTTTTATATCAGATACATTAAAAGAGATAAAATTAAACTGCAATGGTGCTTTTTATATTTGTTTTGGAAGCCAAACACTTAATCAATTGTTGCAACCATTTTTAGATTTAGGAATGGAGTATAAGAGTATTATAATCTGGATGAAGAATCAAGCCACATTAAGTGGTAAGGATTATAAAGGAAGGTATGAGCCTATTTTATATGGTAGGTTTAATGATGCATTCTATGGGGAGAGATATAAGCAAGAGGATATATGGGAATTTCAAAGAACCTTAAAAAACGACTTACATCCCACAATGAAACCTATACCTTTAATTGAAAACGCTTTAAATAATAGCAGTGTAATAGGCATGAGAGTTTTGGATTTATTCTTAGGCTCAGGCTCTACTATGGTAGCAGCACATCAACTCAAACGCAAGTGCTATGGTATGGAATTAGATCCTAAGTATTGTCAGGTTATTATTGACCGAATGAAGAAACTTGATCCAACACTTGAGATTAAGATAAACGGAAATCCATATGGACAAAACTGAACAACATAAAAAGGCAATGATAGAAGCCTTAGAGAAATCTCTAGGGGTAGTAACCTCTGCCTGTAAATCTGTAGGGATAGGAAGAACTACTCATTACTTATGGCTAGAGAAAGATCCTGAGTATAAGAGAGCAGTAGATGATATTTCTAATGTAGCACTTGATTTTGCAGAATCACAATTACATCAACAGATAAAGGGAGGGAATCCAACCTCAACAATCTTCTATCTAAAGACTAAAGGAAAGAAGAGAGGATATGTAGAGAGACAGGAGATATCTCATGAGGGATTAAAGACATTCCAGATAGAGGAAGTGGATGAGCAAGATCCAAGTTAACAAGGTCTATGGACATCTAAAAAGATCAGATAAGAAGATCATAGTTGAGCAGGGAGGAACAAGGTCAGGAAAGACATACAATATTCTCCTTTGGCTCATTTTCTATTATTGCACTAATCATGAGGGCAAGACAATCACAATAGCTAGAAAGACATTTCCTGCAGTTCGCTCTTCTGTGATGAGGGACTTTCTTGATATCCTGAAGGGAGCAGGAATCTATCAGGAGGAGAAGCATAACAAATCCAATTCTGAATATATCCTCAATGGGAATCTGATAGAATTTATTTCTATGGATCAGCCTCAGAAGATTAGAGGTAGGAAGAGAGATCTTGCTTTCCTGAATGAGGCTAATGAACTCACCTTTGAGGATTGGCAGCAAATAGTATTCAGGACTAACGGCAGGATTATTCTGGATTACAATCCCTCAGATACATTCCATTGGATATATGATAGAGTTATACCAAGAGATGATGCTGATTTCTATCAAACAACCTACCTAGACAATCCATTCTTAGATCAGACTATCATTCAGGAGATAGAGAGACTCAAGGAAACAGATGAGCATTATTGGAGAGTTTACGGATTAGGAGAGAGAGGAACAAACAGAGCGCAGGTATTCCAATTCACAACTATCCAGAAGATTCCTGATCAGGCTAAGTTCTTATCATTTGGTTTAGACTTTGGATTTACGAATGATCCTAGTGCATTGGTGGGATGTTATCAGGAAGGGAACAATCTATATTTTGAGGAACTGCTATATTCTACTAGGTTAACTAATCAGGATCTAGATAGAGAATTCAGAAAGTTAGAGATAGGGAGATATGATGAGATCTATGGAGATTCAGCAGAGCCTAAGAGTATTGAAGAACTGCATAGGATGGGATGGAATATCAAGCCTACTGCAAAGGGTACAGATTCAGTCAATGCAGGAATTGATATGTTAAAGAGATACAAGATTCATATCTTAGGGGCTAACTTAATGAAGGAGATGGAGAATTATAAATGGATGGAGGATAAGAATGGTAACCTCCTGAATAAGCCTGAGGATAAATACAATCACCTTATTGATGCATTGAGATATGGGGTATATAACAAACTAAGCAAACCTAATTATGGGAGATACACAATCCGTTAAGATTACAATACCTGAGAATCTAGGAGATATTAAGTTAGGGAAGTATAAGGAGTTCATCATTAATGCTGATGAGGAGAATGGTGATCAGTTGGCTCTATATTATTTCTGTGGGTTAGATGGAGATATGCAGGAGGGTATGAAGAAGAAGGATCTGGATGAGATAAGGAATCAGCTAGGAGAAGTATTATCTGAGAAACCTGCACTTACTAAATCATTCCAATACAATGGAAAGGAATATGGATTTCATCCTAAATTAGAGGATATATCATTAGGGGAATACATAGATCTAGATACATACCTAAAAGAGCCTTATAAAGATGCTGAGAAGATATTAGGGGTATTGTATAGACCTATAACAAAGAAGATGTTTGGTAGGCATGATATAGAGAATTATGATCCTGATAAGCATAATGGATTAGGCTTTCAAGATTTAGGTGCTGATATATTTATGGGTTGTCTGCTTTTTTTTTATCGTATCGTAACAGACTTACAAATAACTTTCCTGAAATCTTTGGAGAAGGAGAAGAAGAAGGATATGATGCACAATCCCAATTCAGTAGAAAATGGGGATGGTATGGAGTCGTATATCAAATTGCTCAAGGCAATCTCCTCAGATTTGAGGAAGTAACAGAGTTACCATTAAGAACTGCTCTTACATTTCTGGAGTATGAGATTGATAAGAATAATGTGGAGAGATCATTGATGAAAAAAAATTCCTAAAAAAAAATAAAAAAGTATTAGGTTATTAAAATCTTTTTTTCATATCTTTGAGTATCATTAAAAAGATAGAGAGATGACACTTACAGAAAGACTTACAATTGAGACTCAAGAATTAAAGAAGGCTTACATTAAAGAGACAATCGTTTGGGCTGAACAAGATTTCCAAGCATTGAAAGAGCAGGTTTCAAATCACAAATACACCACTGAAGGAAGTAAAGAATGGTGGGCTATGGAAAGAAAGATGGAGAAATTGCCTGTTTGTTTTTGGAGAAATGATATTGATACTTGGATTGAGATTCAAGTTAAAGCAGCGGAAAAGCACTACACAAACTCAATCGTAAAACTTGCTCAGAGAATTGAGAAGAAAGATCTAAACCAAGACAAATTAGAATTGAGTACATCTTACATGGATCTGAATATCTCTACAACGATTACAGATGGAGAGAAGCAAGTTAGAGCATACACGATTATTGCTTGTGGAGAGATTCAAAAACCACATTACAGATACCTAATTAAATAATAATCAAAGGGAGGGGCAACCCTCCCAATTTAAATAATAGAGAGATGAATTTATACGAAAAATTAAGCCCAGAAGCAATTAAGGTATTGGATCAGGAAATGATCCTTTACCCTTATTCTACAACTGCATTAATCAGAGCATTGAAGGAGAACAGATACTGCTTAGATCTAACATTAAATGAGTGCCATAGAGTAGCAGCAGTTTTTGGATTTGAATGTACATTGACTAATATTATAAACTTCTTTGAGTAATGGATTATTTGGATAGAGAGTTAGCAAGTTATCAATACTATCAGGATGCTACCTGTGAGAATTGTGGAGGATGTCTGATAGAGGAGTATTTTGATTGCCATTGTGAGGAGGAAGAAGATGAGCATTTTGGTATCTAGGTTGTGCTAGATTTGTTGTTAGGTGTTAGAGAGGGCTGTGGTGGCTCTCTCTTTTTTTTATCCCTATTTTAGCGAATAGGGTTTTTTAATTGTATGAAGAAAGGATATTATCAAATTACAGAAGCATTAGAAGGTGCTGCATCAGCAAATGATCAGGTAAACCAAGTTACTTGGGGCAACATCTTTGATCTTGATTTCAGAAAGCAGGATATGTTTCCAATAGCACATATCATTACAGGGAGTGCAGTATTACAGGAGAGAACTATTACCTATGAGTTTGATTTGCTAGTAATGGATATAGTAGATTATTCTAAAGATTCTAAGGATCTTATTGAGGGGAATATGATGAAGCAGGATATCTACCATAGAACACTTGCTGCAATATCTGAGATACTAGCAACCTTCAGGAGAGGTACAGAATATGATGCTTATTTCAGGTTAGCTAATGATCCTGTTGCAGAACCTTTTGATGAGGATATGGAGGCTAATGTTTGTGGATGGAAAGCAACTCTCCAGATAGAGGCTATCAATCCTAATAACATCTGCTAATGGATAATACTAAGAAGGCATTAGAGAAGTTTGGTAAATACTTAGTGAAGGAATCTAGAAAGAACCTTACTAGGAAGAAGAAGAATGTAACTAATAGCCTTTATGATTCCTTAGATTATCAGGTAAAGGCAATGCCCAATTCATTTGAGTTTGACTTCCTGATGGAGGAATATGGTGAATGGGTAGACAAGGGAAGGAGAGCAGGGAAGAATCCTCCATTCTCACCACTTAGGAAATGGGTAGAAGATAGGAGAATACAATTCAGGGACAATAGAGGTAGATTCCAGACATATGATCAGACTGCTTGGGCAGTTGTTAAGAGCATTGGGAAGAAGGGCATTGAGCCTTCAAACTTTTATACTAGACCTTTCAATCTAGGATTCCAGAAGTTGCCTAAT